GGGCGACACACCCACAGTCACCGCACAAACAAACAACAGCCCGGAGGGCACAATATGAGACGTTCCAAAATGAAAAAGCGCAAATCACGCAAGCTGTTCTCAAAAACAGCGAGCAAAGTCCATCGAAAAAACATTCCATCTGGACGAGTAATGCGCGGCGGAATCCGTCTCTAAATCACAAAAAAAAGGCCCGGATCGCGACCTCGATCCGGACCTAAAAGGCAGAAACAAATCATGGCTTGTCTCTACCCAAAACCAGCTTACCTCAGCACTGAAGGTAAAATCACCTTTGCTCGGCACGAAAAAGCTCTTGGCTCTAACGGTTTTATCCACATTCGCTGCGGGATGTGCAATGGCTGTAAAGCCGACCACGCACGAGACTGGGCAATTCGGTGCTACCACGAATCCCAATGTCATCACGTGTCTTGTTTCGTTACCCTCACCTACGACGAAACCCACCTCCCCGCCTGCGGCTCTCTCGATAAACGCGACCTGCAACTGTTCTGGAAAAACCTCCGAGCAAAACTAAATCGGCCGATCCGGTATTTCGCCGCTGGCGAATACGGAACAAAAAAAGGCCGGCCTCACTATCACGCAATAATCTTCGGATGGATGCCTTCGAAACGCTACCCCGTTGACATCTCCGACAAAGGACATACTCAGTACACGCACCCGATTCTTCAGGATGCGTGGCAAAAAAGAGGGCGAATCGTATTTACCGATTTCGACCCATCATGCGCCCGGTACGTGGCGCACTACACGGCAGACAAATTAAAATCTTATGCTGCCGATACCATCGACCCAGAAACAGGACTACGACCTTATGAAAAACTTGACGCACTTACAGGCGAAATCTGGCGACTACAAGAGGAGTTCCAGACATCATCCCTCAAGCCAGCAATCGGACTACGTTGGCTTGAAAAAAACTGGCAGGAAGTCTTTCCTGCAGATACTGTTGTCATGGATGGCAAGGAATACCCGCCGCCACGCTTCTACTACAAATGGCTCTCCGAAAATCAGGAGTCCGTACATCGGATCGTTAAAGCCAAAAGACAACAGGCTACAAAAAATCTCCCTTATGAAAAGGGAATCAGACAGCATCAAAAAGCTCAGGCGATAAACGCTCGCCTCACAAAATACAAACGACCAACCCACCAAAAGGAACAAAAATGATTCACAATGTATTCACAATCTACGACGCGAAAGCGGAGGCCTATCTTCCCCCGTTCATCTTGCCGAAAATCTCAATGGCTAAACGCACGTTCTCTGACTGCGTAAATTCCTCCGATCATCAATTCGGAGCACACCCGGAGGACTACACACTTTTCACGATCGGCACTTTCGACGACGAAACGGCCCAGTACAATCTCTTATTGACTCCCGAATCCCTTGGACTCGGAATTGAGTACGTGGTAAAAGAACCCGACAATCAGCAACTGGACATGATCGGGGATCAAAATGCCAACACGGAAGAGAAAGTACGGAAGATCAAAGGGTAATCATACGTTTGCGCAAGTACCGAAAGCGCAAATCCCACGGTCATCGTTTGACCGTTCCTCAAGTCTCAAAACCGCGTTCAACGGTGGAGACTTAATTCCCATCTTTCTCGATGAGTGCCTACCCGGCGATACATTCAACCTGTCGGCCTCCCTATTCGGGAGGCTGGCGACTCCAATCAAACCGATTCTTGACAACCTGTACCTTGAGACATTTTGGTTCTTTATTCCGAATCGCCTTCTCTGGGAAAACTGGGAAAAGTTCAACGGTGCACAGGAAAACCCGGCAGACTCTACGGACTTCACACTGCCGCGACGCAATCTCTCAACCGTCGTCGAAAACACGCTCTCGGATTACTTCGGAATCCCGCTCGGCACGTTCGCAACAATGCAGGTTTGTGACCTGCCTTACCGTGCCTATAACCTCGTTTACAACGAATGGTTCCGTGACCAAAACCTTCAAGACAGCGCAGTAATAAACGTCGGTGATTCCGCTGTCACTTCTACCGAATATCCTATTCGCAAACGTGGCAAACGCCACGACTATTTCACCTCGGCCCTTCCGTGGCCGCAAAAAGGCGATCCCGTAACGGTTCCCTTGGGACAAACTGCTCCCGTTATCTCGGACCCGGCTACAAACGGTCAACCGACGTTTCTTGCCGGTACTGCATCCGGCCCTCTTTACACGGAAAATGGTCAAGATACTGTCCACTGGTCTAGCGCGGGCTCTGGTACTACTCCCGCCGCATGGAATGACCCTAATCTGGTCGCCGATCTCTCTGAAGCAACTGGCTTCACTATCAATCAGCTGCGTCAATCCTTCCAAGTTCAGCGCCTACTCGAGCGCGACGCCCGTGGCGGAACACGCTACGTCGAAGTTCTCAAAGCTCACTTCGGCGTTACCTCACCTGACGCACGCCTCCAGCGGCCCGAATTTCTAGCGGGATCGTCGCAAATGATCACCGTCGCACCGGTGCCGCAACAATCTCCGTCGGACATTTCTCCGACATTAACCCCCCAGGGCAATCTCGCCGCTATGGGAGTTGTCCAGGCTAAAGCTGGATTTACCAAATCCTTCGTGGAACACGGATTTATACTCGGTCTCGCCAACGTGCGGGCCGATCTTACCTACCAACAGGGACTCAACCGTATGTGGTCCCGTGAAAGTCGTTTCGACTTCTTCTGGCCTGCCTTGTCGCATTTAGGCGAAATGCCTATCTACAACCGCGAGCTCTTCGCTGACGGATCATCGGAGGACGCTGACGTTTTCGGCTACCAAGAATCTTGGGCCGAATATCGTTACAAGCCCAGTCAAGTGACTGGCATTATGCGAAGCACTTCCACCGCTCCATTGGACGTGTGGCACTTAGCTCAAGACTTCGACAACAGGCCTACTCTCTCGTCCGAATTTATTGAGGACAACCCGCCAATAGACCGCGTAATAGCGGTCCAAACCGAACCCCACCTTCTTCTCGATGCATATTTCAAACTCCGCTGCGCCCGGCCAATGCCTCTCTACGGCGTACCGGGACTCATTGACCATTTCTAACAGCAACGGCGAACCGATGTCGAAGGTTCCGGCAAGGCCGGTTCTTCGACGTCGGGGCGGCGTAACACTAAGGAAAACACAATGGCACTAGGACTCCCCGCCGCAACCGTAATCGGTGGTGGCATAGGCGCAATCGGTAATCTTCTCGGTGGGATGTTCGGCGCAAAAGGGCAAGCAGATGCGAACGCAATGAATCTGCAAATTGCCCGCGAACAAATGCGGTTTCAGGAACGAATGTCCGGAACCGCATACCAACGCTCTGCAAAGGATCTGGAGGCCGCGGGCCTCAACCGGATCTTAGCGTTGGGAAACTCTGCCAGCACTCCCGCTGGCGCATCGGCCACGATGCAATCTACTGGCACCGCGAAGCAGGCTGCCGCAATACAAATCGCAAATATCGCCTCGCAAACTGCGCTCAACGTAGCGCGTGCGAAGTTAGACGTGGCTAAAACGGAGCTGACCAACGAGCAGCGCAAAAACACGACGATCAGCACACGTAACCTTGATATGCAAGGCGAAACAATTCTCCATGAAAGAGAAATAAAAAGACTACAAGCACTCGCTGCACAATCAGACCCAGCCCGCATGCGCGAAGAACTTCGCCAGCTCCGCCTAACGGGTGAACAACAAGACATGCTCATGAAAATCTATCGGTCTAATCCGTCTCTCATGACAGCTCAACAATTCCCGTGGAATGGCGTTATCTCTGCCATTACGACAGTCGGCGGCGGCATCCTTGGCGCTGCGGGCGTTTACAGGATGTATAAAGTTCTGAAAAACGCGAAAATGGTTAAAGGCGGCTATGCCGCATTCAAAAGGACGCTAGGACGATGACCAAAAAGAAAAAACGACCTCACGCAATCGTGTTCACGCAACCGTCGCTCACACGCCAGTCATTCAAGGACGAATGCGACGTAAATCAAATCGTGAAACGCTACACAGAAACCGGAATGATTAATCACATTCCGAGGACAAAACCTCAGTATGGCGATGCCCCGGAAGGGGATTTTCTACAGGCCGCGATAGTAAACGCGGAAATCGCCTCAAAAATCGAGGCCGGAGAACTCGATATGGACGACCTCGTGGAGTCCGAACCGGAAGCGGAGGAAACCTCCGAACCGGAATCAAAAGAGCCTGACAATGGCTCTCAGGAGGCCTCAGCCGACCCGTCAAGCACGCCCCAAGATAGTGCTTGACGCGCAGTTTATCCTCTTGTATATAAACTGCTAGGTGACAAAGGGGCGACACACCCACAGTCACCGCACAAACAAACAACAGCCCGGAGGGCACAATATGAGACGTTCCAAAATGAAAAAGCGCAAATCACGCAAGCTGTT